CTTCACACAAAAAACAGGAATTAAGGCTGCTGTGCAGAGAATCGCAAGTAGCCTTAATAAACCCTGTGGATGTCAGCAAAGACAAGACTATTTAAATAAAAAATTTCCTTACAAACAATGAAAATAAGATTAAGTAGTGGGTTTAAAATAAACCCTCCATTTAAACAAGACACTACACCTATCTATGCTACTGATCTTGAAGAAGGAGTTTTAGGTAAGGCAAATAATAATGGCACTATACTGATATCAGATAAAATAACAGATCCAGAAGAAAGGCGAAGTGTTATAGAACATGAAAAAGTACATTTAGATCAAATGAAACGAGGTGATCTAGATTATGACGATGACTTTGTATACTGGAAAGGAAAAAAATATTCACGAGACGATATGAAAGAAGGTGCTCAAGATTTACCCTGGGAGGCCGAAGCATACGCAAAAACAGATCCATTTGAAAAATATTAATTATGGGATATAAACAACACAATAATCCATTTAGCAGAAAAATTTCTAGCCCATTAAGACATAATGTAGTAAATTCTAAAGGAAAACCCTGGAGTCATAGCCACAGAGATGGTCAAGTATCAGGTAGAGTAATGGGAGGTAAAATAATAAGAGGTGACAAAGACTTTATGAAACGTAGAAATAGAGCTGTTACTGATCAAGATACTAAAACTAAAAGAACGATAGATGGTAAAAGAGCTACTTCTAAAAACTATGCTAAAGCTTACGCTGATCAATTAGCTAGAGCATATAACATGGGTGCTATTACAGGAGGACAATTTCTAGCAGAAGAATATAATCCAGGTAAAGGTAGCTTTGAATTATTTAAAGATGGAAAGCTTATAGATTATAGTACTAGAGGAGGAAATATAGGCGAAGGCGGCATGTACAATGTTCAATGGGGTGAAAGAGAAGGTTTAGTAGCTCCTGAAACTCAAATAACCGCGGACGAAATTTATGATATGATGGTGAAAGGCGGAGGACTTGTAAGTATTGTAGATGGTAAAATTGTGGCTGGAAATCCAAATAAAGTAAGATTTAGTGAAGAAGGAACAACTGGTAGTGGTCATAGTACTCATAAATTGTTGTTTCAGACTGATTTAGCTGATGATTATGTACCAGAAGGTTATATGACTGAACAAGCTTATCAAGATGAAAGAGCAAATCAGCGAGGCGGTAAAAAGACGGTAAAAGAATTACTTGAATTAAGAAAACAAAAAAATAATCCTATAAATAGAGTAATGAACAATAGTCCACTTCAATCAAATCATGATAACATGACAGATGATGAAAGAAGTGATTATAATATTTCAGGTGATCCAAGAGTTAATACTGTTACAGAAATAGTATATGATGATAATGGAGTAGCAATAGGTGAAAGAGACATAATAACAACTGAGCAAGATTATATAAGAGAAAGAGAAATTACAGGTGATACTACACCTCCACCTCCTCCTAACTGGGACGACTGCTATATAAATGGAGTGTTTCAAACGGGTATGGTTGTAGGCGAAGGACCAGATGCAATTAAATGTGAATTTAGAGATCCTGATGATACTCCTCCAGATCCAGTAGAACCAACTATAGAAACAGATCAATACACTGATACTAATGTAGAAGAAGTATTTAGACCTTATGAGCCAGATATAACTACAACAGAAGAGGAAGAACAACCAGAAGATCCACTTTTTGAGTTTAATTTAGGAGGCGGTAGAAAGAAAAAAAGAGGATTTGATATTGAATTACCAAATATTCCTTTACCAGAATTAGGATTAGAGAAACTAAACATATTGCAAAAAAAATGTGGTGGTTGTAGACAAAGAAGTTTAATACAAAGAGCAATATTAGCTCTTGGAGGTGGTATTTAATATGTCAAAAAAACAATTTAAAGATACAACAGTCGGACAATTATTGTTTGGCGCCGCGTCTGTAATAAATCCTACATTAGGAAATGTATTACAAGGTGTGACATCTCCTAAAGAAGCAATAGCTGAAATAACTAAATCAGATGTTTCTTTAGATGATAAGATTAAATTACAACAATTAATATACGAACAACAGAATAAAGAAATAGAAGCTATTACATCAAGGTGGAAAGCTGATTCTATGTCAGATTCATGGTTAAGTAAAAATGTACGACCACTTGTTTTAGTATGGTGTATTGTTGTATTTTCTTTTGCAGGTATATTAGATAGTGTAGAAAGTATACCGTTTACAATACATGATACTTGGAATGATACTTTTGAGAAAGTTATGATGTCTGTAATTCTAGCCTATTTTGGCGGACGAACAACAGAAAAAGCTACAAGTGTATTTAAAAGTAAAAAATTGTAATAACAAGTAATTATACAATTAGAAATTAAATTAAATTAAATATTATGAAAAAATTATTATTAAGTATAGCTATGCTATTTAGCATTGCTATGCACAGTCACGATTTAAGTGACAAGCTAAGAGGAGCTTGGTCAAGTGAAAAAACAAGTTATTATGTTGTTATATTACACAACGAAGATAAAGGTTATCAATTAATTAATTTTTCTTTTGCAGAAAATCAAACATTAGAAGAAACTGTAGTAGAAGAAGGTGAAAATTATATAAAAACTAGAGTATATAATCCAACTAATGATTTTGAAACTTTTATTACTTATACTTTTGTAGATGGTGAATTACATTGCACATTTGAAGGAAAATCAAATCATGTAACTGTTTATAGAAGATATTGGTTAATGACAAATTAAATTAAATAAAATGGCAGAAATAACAAAAGAAGAATTAGAAAAAGTTGTAGATTTTCAAAATAAACTTTATAAAATTACAACTGATATTGGAGTTCTTGAAACTCAAAAGCATGCAGCTTTACATGATTTAGCTGGTGTTAATCAAGAACAAGAAGAATATAAAAAAGTATTAGAAGATAAATACGGATCAATAAATATAAATTTAGAAGACGGTACGTATACTGAAATAAAGAAAGATGAATAATGTAATAAGAAAGATCAGTATAGGTTCTGACTATAAAAATGATGCAATGCATTATTCTTTAGGTCAACAAGTTTATGGTGGTCACGAAATATCTCACATCTTATATGATGAAAAAGATAATTCATATAATATTTACATAAAGAAAAACAATGAAGTATTACCATGGAAAAAGTTTAATTCTAACATGGCTATATCAATTGAGTATGATTTAGAATATTAATGAATAGTTTATATGATTTTATAGTAAAGCCTATCGGAGAAGGTAGATATAACAATAGTAAAAAAATAGGTGAAAAAGAATTAATTTTAAATACTAAAATTGAGTCTTGGAAGTTTGTTAATAGGTTTGCTAAAGTTATATCTACACCGTTGGCTATTACTACTAATATAAAAAAAGGCGACACTATAGTTGTACATCAAAATGTATTTAGAAGATTTTACAATATGCAAGGTAAACAAACTAATAGTAGATCTTTTTTTAAAAATGATTTATACTTTGTTTCACCAGATCAAATATATTTATATAAAAATAAAGGTGAATGGCAGAGTTTTGGCGATAGATGCTTTGTAAAACCAATAAAAAATTCTGATTATATAAGAAACAGAAAAGAACAACCTTATATTGGTATAATAAAAATAAGTAATAATAAACTAGAAGCATCTAATATTAACCCAGGTGACATGATTGGGTTTAAACCTGGCGCTGAATGGGAGTTTTTTATAGATGATGAGCGTCTTTATTGTATGAAATCAAATGATATTGTAATTAATTATGGACATAAAGAAAATAAAGAAGAATATAATCCAAGCTGGGCACATAGCTGTTGATGAGTTAATTAAAGTTGCTAAAGAGCCTATTATTGATTTTGGTCCTGATATATCTGCTGATAGATTAAAAAATGCGGCAGCAACTAAAAAACTAGCAATATTTGACGCGTTTGAAATATTATCTAAAATAAATGAAGAAGAAAATATTATTGAAGGTAAAGTAGAGCAAGAAACTAAAAAGCCAAAAGAATTTAAAGGCTTTGCAGAAGGGAGGTCGAAATAATGTATCAACAAAGTTTATATAAAGTATTAGATGATTATATTAAACCTAAAATTCTCAAAAAAAATAATAAATATAAAAAATGGGAATATGGTTATAATATAGAACATGATGTTGTAATTATAAGCAAGACGGGTGAAATAGGTGAAATAGTAGAAATACAAAATTTAAAAATAGCTTTACCAAAAGCAAAAGAAATTTACAAATTTAAATCAGATAGATTCGAATACAAACCTTTACCAAAAGAATTAAAAAGAATTAAAACGATATTTGATTGGGAAGAATATCCTTTAGATTTTAAAGAAACATGGTATGACTACATTGATAAAGAATTTGCTCGTAGAGAAGAAGGTTTTTGGTTTTATAACAAAGGCAATCCTACTTACATTACTGGCACTCATTATATGTACCTGCAGTGGTCCAAGATTGATGTTGGGAAACCAGACTTTAGGGAGTCAAATAGATTATTCTTTATTTTCTGGGAAGCTTGTAAGGCAGATACACGATCCTATGGGCTGTGTTACCTTAAGAACAGGCGTTC